GTTTTTTATTCATTTTTATATATATGTAGGCGCCCGCTAATCGGGACTAGCAAAACACACCTGCTAACGTGACCCTCGTGCTAAATAGCGTTACTGGGTGACGCCCATGCCCTCGTGCCAAATGGCGTTACTGGGACTTACAGGCTAAAGCGGGTGTGGCTAGTAGCAACAAACAACAACTAAAACTACAATAACAAATTACGTTACACACACACAAAGAAAATCAAAGAGAAAAGAAAATCACACGTACTTGACCTGGTCGTAGAACTTACCAGATCCTAAAAGTTTAAAAGACATATACAACTGTTTCTTTCGCTGCGTCATATACATCAAAAAGCGGGAGGGCTAAAGTACGTTTAGCATTCCCGTGCTAGCCTAATTGCTAGCGTTGTTCTCACTCAACCATTTCTTATACAAATCATCATACAGCGGTAGAGTGAGTACCAAATGTGCGTCATGGCCTGCCTGCATGGCGTTTTTCCGTACTTAATGGAAGTACTCGCGCCCTGAATGAAAGCTGAGCCTAACCGCACACTCTAAATTATCGGCAAGTTGAACCTTGCTCCGATCTGTGCAAAAGTTAAAAAGTGACTGAATGGTATCTCGTGGCAATGGCGCCATGTAGAAACCTGACTTATCTTTTACAAAACTGCGCTTCAAAAATGTGAGATCTGCCAGCGAAGCGCTAGGCGTGACAGAATCCTCTTTGCTCGCACCGGTGCATTTGAAGCCAACCGGCGCAAGCGCTTGAGCCACAGAAACCCGATTATACTGGGCGAGCAGCTCAGGTCTGACGCTTACAATAGCGTCATCCCCATAAGTAAAAACAACCACTGAGTTGGAAAAGACCTTCCAATCAGTAGCCACACCTTGTATAGCGGCGTAAGCATAGCAGTGGTTGAAAGCATTAACAAAAGTATTATATACAGTGGTTAAAGGTGAGCCAGATGGATTGCCATGAGTTGTTACGTAGGCAAGTGACTGATCGTTGAACGATATGACTCTAGTCACATTGGTGAGCATATTGATGAGGCCGCGACGCGTCCTACTATCATTATCATACAGATGGCTAGCAAGCTGCTCAAAATACTCGCTAGCCTGCGCTGGAATAGTTGCGTCAAAAGCCGAATAGTCAAGGTCGAAACCCTGATCGGACACTGACTCAAGACTCCTCCACAGTTTCGTCCAGTCAACATTCTCGTTGACACCAACAGCTGACATGATGTTAGAATGCCAGTGCTTCGATACTAAACCACATAGCGCACCAAACTCTTTCCTAGCCAAGATTACTAGCTCTATAGGGGGAACGTCAAAAAGACGCGCTTTCCCAGCAGCCACTTTCGCTAGCGGTAGGAGTTCCGCTTTGAGCGTTGAAGCGTGCCTGACAAGTGGCACTAGTCCCTTACTAAGCTGCACTTGCAACTTGTTTACTTTGGACTGTAACTCCGGACCCATAACGTACTTTCCGTCCACTTTCGCAAACAGCTGACTCTTCTTAGTAATGCCCCTATTGACCCACGGTATCCCTGGCGATGTATCTAGGTTGAG